GTGCCATCATCTTTGTAAATACAAGTCTGCATGTGCGCCTTATCGCCTTCATTAGACTCAAAATCAAGCGAAAGCATCGTTGAACCCTTCGGCGTGTCGTAGATACGTGCCGCAGTGATTTTTCCGATGTAAGCGCCGGAGGTGGTGATGTAAGACGCGCCGCCGACTGTACGAGCGTTTTTAACATTCAAGCTGAATTTAGTATTACGCATTTTCTATCCTTTTATTAGTCAATGAAACATGAGAGGGTGCCGCTTCAATTTCGTAGAACTCGCAAATAGTTCGATCTACAGCGGCTAAATCGTTTTCTATGAAGTGCTCGTTAAACATACCCATTGGCGATTTCACGGTATCGCTTCCTGAATTGTGCGTAGAGAATAGGTAGTTATCGCCGTCTACGGCTGTACGTAAAACCGTGGTAAACATACCTTCGAGAACGATCTTGTCATCCAGCAGTTTCCCGAGCGTTTTAATGCGTGTCCTGCCGTCTTCAGTATGCGTATGAGCAAGTACGTAGACTCGTTTATTCTCTCCAAGCTCTGACGCTAGTTTGCAGATATCGAATCCAGCGCCGCCGATATCAAGGAATTTATCGAACGACTTTTCATTACGTCTCTGCATATACTGAAACGAGAGAATGTACTGAAAATCGTCAACGATGATGATGTCCGCTGTCGCCCGCTTCATAGCTTCGAGCATGTAAAGCGTGTTTGTCGTAACAAAAACGTTTCCGCCGTCACCTTTTTCTTTACGTTCTTTCCAGCCGAGATTACGAAACGGCAACGGCTTGCGCACTGGCTGAATCAGTAAGCATTTTGTTGGGTCGAGGTTTCTCAGTGAGCACGTTTTTCCTGTACCGGACTCGCCCAAAATTAAACAACTGTAGCTCATTTAGTGTTATCCTTATCGCGATTGAACTAAATCTATATTTGAGAGGCGGTGGGCGCCTCTCGTAGATTTCCGTTCGGTTTTACTGTTTAGAATGGGATTTCGTCATCTTCGAAGGGTACGAAATCCTTTTCTTTTGATTTCTTCGTGACGTAGTTAGCGAAGTCATCGAGTTGTTCGTCAGTCATCGGAGCGTCTTTAGGAGCGTTCCCTAAAAGCTCTCTAGCGTCAGCGAACGTAAAGCCGTGTCCGTAGTATTCCGCTTCGTCGGGATAGTCTGGTGGCTCATGAAACTCGAAACGGCCTGCTTCAGCCTCATTCATCATGTAATTCATCATTTTCGACATTCGTAAACTTCCTACAGTTAGTGCCAATCGTTATCTTTCAGATAGGCGTCAAAGATTGGCTCGATTTCGGGATGTCGTTCATCCTCGCCCGCTTCTGCAAGCTCGTTAATCCGTTCATCGCAGTATCGAGGGATGTATTTCTCAAAGAAATCCTCAAGGAGCCGTTCATATTCGGCTTGGCGCTTTTCTTCCTGCCAGCTCAGATGCCATAAATCGCCCGGGCCTGGACACGTTCTAGGCGTGTACTGCATTAAAACCACCCTACGAGAAAGAGCGGTAAAACGATGGCTGCGCCTAATAACGATGTGGCTAAGAGCACAGCGAAAAAGTATTCACCGTCCTCGGTTTTCATCATTAAGAAACGTCCGAGACATGAAAAAAGGAGCGTTACCGCTCCTGTGATAGCGACCAACTGGACGCCGTTCATACCTTTAAACATAAGGCACCTCATTAGAAGTACACCGTATCATTTGCTTTCGCTTCTTTAATGAGTTCGTCATTAACGAAGTCGCAAGCTCTGAGAGACTCGAAAGAGCGCATGTATTTGACTAGCTCGGACTTGGCTTCGGCTGCATCGGAGAGTTTCGTAACGTCTAACGTAAGTTTCCCGTCACTAAAAAGTAACGCCTCAACGATCATCGGCATTGCTGATTTGAGCGCTGTATCGAGACAATCGAATTTTCCATTCGATCCCCATTGTTCAACGATTGACTCAATCAATTCGTTTTTGATTTCTTTTCTTTCGGCATCTGTAAGAATCATGTTTATCTCCTTTAAATATGTAGAAACGACCACACATAAAAAAGCCCCGCCATCGGTAAAAACTGGAACTAACAGTTAATTAAGAAAACGACGCGGGACTTATTTATATGCAGTCAAACGTTATTCATAAGCCCCCGCGCTGTATTTGCGATTTCGGGTTGATTAGCAGTACATGACCCGGGCGCGGAGGCTTATGAATGAGTTATTAGGATTTTTCTAATAGCTCAATCAACAAATAGAAGCGCCCGCCGTAGTGTGGTAAGGAGATCTACTGCATATCGCGGAATGCTGGCGGACGCTTGTATTTAGCAACTTCAAATAGAAGCGCGCCGAAGGACGCTAACGAGCAATCCTCCAAAAATCGTTAGCCGACGCGCTTTTATTTATGAACTGTCTTTGCTGAACGGCCCCTAATCGCACCTGACGACTCTAACGTCACAATACTTTCAGCATTCTCTCTGCCGCTGGTTCACTTTCGATCCCCATGCTTAGGCGCAATTCATTGCCGCCTTGTAGCTCCATGCGCTTTCGCTTTACTCACGTTTAGGAGCTTGTGCCTTACCTGACAATTATCGGTAAGACTTGTTAAAGAACGTTTAAAAATTGATATGAAAATATTAAAACATTTAAATATTTGAATCAAGCATTAAAAGATTTTAATTGTAAAATTTAGGGAAAATACTAATAAAGGTATTTAAATATTTTGTTGTTTGGGATGATTTTCTTAATGATGAGCAACAAAAAAACCGCCCGGAGGCGGTTTCCATTAAAAACTTGAATGAAGACTATTGTTTATCGTCAGTTTGTTGATTTAGTCCAGTGTCTCCAGCCTCTATACGCTGGAATATCTCAATGATTTTATCTTTATAGTTATAAATATCCTCTACACATGAAATTTGGAATGGCGGTTCTACACGCATAAATCCGTATAGATCGATTTTTAATCTTTCGGGGTTTTGAAAATAGAATCTGACTAACGTTTTTCTATTGTTATCGTCTAATAGGACAGCACAATAAGATTTTGACGGTCTAAGAGCAATTCTAGAAACATCGCAAACATCGGCTAGGATTGCTTTAACAATATTTAAGCCCAATTTATCGAGATCGTTAGCTTCTGGAGTAGTGCTAGCCGGTTCAGCAATAGATTCAGCTTGTTCTTCTTGCTGTTTTTCTTCTCCTTCAATCGCTTTACGAAGTCTTGCGTTAATTTTTTCCTCAGTCCACTGTCTGAAGGATTCTTTTAGTAATGGAGTTAGCTTGTCTTTAACGTTTTGATTGATTTGACCATTCCATACTTTCTTTGCAAAGAATCTAACGAAATCTTCTTCCGGCTGCTCGTATTGTTTAGAAAGAATTAACTTGAATTGCTTTGTAAACTTCAACTGCTCAGCGATTTTAATTGTCGATTCATCATTGTATTTGTCTTTAGCTAGCAGAAGAATCTTGTCTAAATCGTCATCGTTAATATTTTCTAAACTGACTTCAAAATACGGAGAATCATCCATCACATTGTCGACTTCTAAGTCAGTAAAGAAGCGATATCTATTACCGTCTGTCAATATTCCAACACGCGCCGTTTTTACAAACGGGAAATAACGCTTAAGTTGGTCGAGCTGATCTTTATCAAGAGATGCTCCGTAAGCCTTAGCCTCAATTAGAACAATAGGATTACCATCTTTACACAGAGCATAGTCAACTCGTTGGTCTTTCTTTACGCCTGCTTGCGCTTGAAACTCAGGCACAACCTCAGACGGGTCAAATACGTCATAGCCCAAAAGCTGAATAAACGGCATGATTAACGCTGTCTTTGTAATTTCCTCGTTAGTGAGGTTTTCAGCCATTTTCTTAGACTTCATGCCTAACGCTTTAAATTTATCTATTAACTCCATGATCGCTCTCCTACGTTGGATTAAATATCAGTTGATTTAAACGTCTTGATTACTCGACCTATTGTGTGAAATTCGATTTGGCTATCTGCGTTTATCTCAATATCTCTATATTTGTTATTGTCAGAGATTAGGATTAAACGTCGTCCGAAACTCCTTTGAACTCGTTTAATAAAATATTGACCATCTAAAAATAGGAAATAAACACCGTCTCGATCACATTCGTTTTTGCTAACGTCAACAAAAACGAGGTCACCATCATTTATCAACGGTTCCATAGAATCACCAGACGCTGTAACTATTTGAACGTTTTGCGGCTGGTATTGAGGAAAATTGTTTTTAAACCAAAGGACGCCGACTCTCAAACCATCTATCACATCCGCATCGTTTTGCTTATCTTCGTATGAGCATAAAGTCCCGCATGAAGCTCGCAAATTGACTTTTTTTAGATAAATCGTTTGATCGCTTGTACTCTCTTTAGGTTCTTTTTCGTCTTTTTCTTCACCATAAATCAGCCAGTCAGGACTAACGCCGAAAACCTCAGCAATTTTTACAGCATCTTCGTATTTAAGACCCTTCGTCCGTGTACCTAGCCAATAAGTAATAGTAGGAGCCGATACATTAATTTTTCTTGCTAGTTCGGCATTAGACATTCCATGAGCCAAAAGAAGCTCTGATAGTCGGTCTTTGTACGTCTTCATAATGAAACTCCTTTAATACCAATTTTAAAGAAATCTAACAAAAACGTTAAATTTTTAAACGTTTAAACATTTAAATATTTTCGTATATAATTTAAAATGTTTAAATAATACGTTTTAATAATTTAACGCCATGGATAACGATTTAAAGAAGAAAGTATTTGATGAGATTGTTTCTCAATACAAAGGTTTCTTTTGGCACAACAGAGGGCAACAAAGAGCGCTAGCTAAAGAACTAGGACTCAATCCGGCTTCTATTACGTATTGGAAAAAACACGGCATTCCTAAAAGTTATTTGCCGTACTTCAAATTGCGTTTTCCCTCGTTGTCAATTTGGAAAAAGTTGAAATAGTGCAGGTAACGATATGGCTCGCTATAAAAAAATTGACGTGAGAATTTGGAATGACGCGAAATTCAACGCTCTTAGTTCTGACGCACGTCTTATTTTCCTATTCATGCTGACATCGCCGCAAACGACAATGGTCGGAGCTGTACCTGTCGACAAACATACCGTATCGAGGATTTTAAAGTTTGACGAAATACGGTATGGCATAGGGTATAAGCAACTGTCTGAATACGGTATGTTGGAGTACGACGAAGCGGGAATTTTTTGGATAAAAAACTTCTTAAAGTACAACCCTCCGGAAAATCCAAAAGTCGTAATTTCGTGGTCGTCTTTGCTCGATCTGTTTCCTGAATGCCAGCTCCTTATCAAAATAGCAAAATCTGTCTTAAAGGCTTGCGAAACAAGGGGAGAGGCGTATGTAAAGGCGTTGCATCCTGAATTCAAAAAACTTGCGAAATACGATATGTCTAACGGTATGCCATACGGTATCGCATACCCTATGCCATATCAGGAACAGGAACAGGAACAGGAACAGGATATATATACGCACGCCGAAGCTAAAGATGAAAAGACTACGTTAGCAACCGATTCGCAGGGGCGAAATATTTTTGACTTAAAACCTAACGAAATCGTTCCTTCTGAGTTACTCAGCGATTACGCGACGGAACGCATTAACAGTTATCTTCCTGAGAAGAAATCTGAGGAAAAGCTACCGGCGCCGGAACAAACCGAGGTCGTGGAAACCGCACCTACTCCTTCTAAACCCAAAAAAGCGAAAACTAACGTTACTAAGCCTGACGACGTGAGCGCCGATCTATGGGCGGATTTCTTAGCTCATAGGAAACAAAAGAAAGCGATTGTTAGCGAACGCGTGATTAACACGATACGTAATGAAGCGAAAATCGCGGGCTGGACGTTAGAAGAAGCGTTAGATGAAGTAATTCTTCGTGATTGGCGCGGTTTTAAAGCTGAATGGGTTAAAGACCAATGGAAAGACCCTAACGCGAAGTGGATTACAGCCGACGACTTCTACAAAGACCTTGAGCCGGTTACGTACTCTGACGAAGCTAAAGCCGTCTTAGGTGAATACGTTAAAAAAGGTATGCGCGCTTACAACGTGTCCGACATACCCGAAGTACCGAAGGAGACGAATAAATGATGTTTGCGCCTCCAGCTCAGATTATCGATCACGCAGGTAACGTCATGTACGAATGCCCGGACGCGCTTAGGTCTTTTCAGCTCGTATTTTTTCCTGAGCTGAATGACGACGTTATAAAGCTCTACAAAAACGACGCTGTAAAAGTCGATAGCGTCGAAGTATTGCCTGAACGTGCTCCGCAAGTACCTACCGTACTTGTTTCATTCAACGACGACCCGAAGCGTCTTAAGCCCGAAGCCTTACGAGGAAAAAACATTCTTTTTGACTTTATCGACGTTGAGGATACGCCGAACGTCCGAGAAGCCGTAAAGCGATGGATGTCTGAGTTACCGAAATTTCAACCTAACAACTTAGTCGTGTCGGTCATGTTTACCGACAAACGATTTGTCTCATGGAAATACAACGATGTCAGAAAACAATACGAAAGATTCGCCTGATTTCGCTTCTATTGGCGAATTTTGGGCTGACCCGCTGGACGGAAAGAAAATCGAGGCGTCGCTATCTGAGTACGCAGAATTAGCAAACCGCCCCGAAGAGTTCTATATCAACAAAGATATTATCGAATTTAAGAACGATTATCAAAATTTTCTTGAAGAAAAGAAAAGGCACGTCGCTAAGTACACCCTGCCATTTACTCAAACGTTACCGAAATTCTTAGGAAAACCGATTAACTTCGAGTTTCGCGCTGGTGAGCTTACGGTTTTCGCAGGTGAAAACGGTAGCGGTAAATCTATGCTTTTAGGCCAAATAGGGCTGCACTTAGTCTCGCGTGGAGCGACGCTTTACATCGCCTCGCTTGAAATGTCTCCGTTACGTACTCTCGACAGAATGATGACTCAAACATTTTGTTCAGAGTCTAAGCGCGTCATTAACGCGGACGATATGAATCTTTTCTTTGAACGATTCAAGAAACACATCACTATCGCCGACTTGACCTCAAAGATTACGCCCGATCAGCTTTTACGACTGCTGGAGGCGGCTGTTAATTACGGTGGCGCTGACGTTCTAATCGTTGACTCGTTACTCATGTGCGTTCAAGACGACATGAACAAAAACGAAACTGATTATCTAATGGAGCGCCTCGTAGAGTTTGCGAAGGTCAACAAAGTACACGTCATCGTTGTAGCGCACTGCCGAAAGAATAACGAGACTACGAATTACTCAGTATTCAACGCCGCTTCTAAAGACGCTATCAAGGGTTCGTCAAACATTACAAACGTCGCTTTTAACGTCTTTGTACTCGCCTACGACAAGTCGAAAACTCAGAAACTCGCAGAAGGTAAGCCAGTCGACGACAGTAAACCGGATTTCGTTCTGAATCTATGTAAACAACGTAACGGCCCATTCGAAGGCTATATCAGCCTATGGCGTGATAGCGCGTCATTGAATTTCTGCGTTAGTAACGAGCGTATTCCTAACCGTACATGGTTAGAAACCGTTGAGTCTACGCAAGAAGAAACCGAGATTGAGCCGTACTTCTAAGGAGATAACGATGTCGATTGAGTCTTACGTATTTCTAACGCTCATTGTCGCGCCTATCGCTTTTATCAACGGCTACGTACTTACGAAGCTCGCGATTTGGATGCTTACGAACAAGGAGGATAGGAGATGAAAGATTTTTTAATTGCGTTCGTATTTGTTTACGTATCGCTGTTTATCGCGTTTTTAGTCGCTTTTTCTTTAGCAGTCTTAGGTCTAATTACCGATCTTAACGTTCTCGTCACTGTCGCTTTGTTTGTTTGGATGTTTGAGATTTTGGCTATTGAGTGGTTTCCGTGGAGACGTTAAACATGATTTTTAGCCTTCAGAAATTTTTTGAGTTTCTCGCGTATGTCGGCGGCTTAATCGTTTTTTGGGATTTTTTCTTTGAAACGTTAGAAACAAGAGATCGGAAGTTATTCGTGTTACTGATCGCTCTATTGACGTTAGCTGTCTTTTCCTCGTTCGTTCGTGAGGTGTGAGTGATGCTTCGCTGGCTTTTTAAATTCCTTTTTGTGCTGAGCTTCTACGGTGGTGCGATGTCCTTCGGTCGTAATTTCGCCTTGGCAACAGGAAGAACGCCTAGCACGTGGAGCGATTGGGATATGTACTCAGTGATCCTTATCGCGTTCGTTACGGCTTTTTTCGACTTTAGGCGGTTTCTATGAACGGCGGTTGCTGTCTCTATTGCGCTCATGCCGCCTCGTATTGGATTGACGGTGCCGGTAATAAACGCGTCCCGCCAGTTAAATCGTTCGGAGATATGAATATCTATTGTTTACACGAATCTCGCGCACCGGGAGAGTGCTATCCGATTAGTTTCGCACGCTGTACACGTTTCAAACGTGCGCAAGACGACCAAATTCAACGCAGACGTGCATTTTATTCGCAGTTTGATCGTTGGCACGCTCACGCGCAAATGATCGCACAGCGACGCTAAAAACCGCATTGCCGAGGAGATTAAAAACATGGATTACAGAGATTACAGCTTTGAGATTACGCGCCTAGCGTCATTGAATAAAACACCTAAGCAAATCGAAAAAATTTTAGGACTAGACGATTACACGATACATAAGAGGTATCACACGTATTTGATGATGGGTTATCGGCAGTACTTCGAGACACATGAATGGGAAGAAAACATTACTTGGCGACGCATGGCGTTCATGGGCCGATTAAAACGAAGATTAAACAGCGTAATCAAAGGAAAAAATGAACAAGTATTTACAAGCTAAAGGACGCTTACGCGCTGGCGAAATGAATAAGACTGAAATCGCGTTTGCAGCTATGCTCGAAACTCGTAAGCGCGCGGGTGAAATCGTCGATTACTGGTTTGAAGCGGTTTCTTTCAAGATCGCCGAGAACCAGTGTAGATATACGCCTGATTTTCTCGTACTGCTCAATGACATGTCGTTAGTAGTTTTCGAGGTCAAAGGCTCGTTCCGAATCATGACCGACGATGCTAAAGTCAAATGCAAAGTTTTCAGCTCTAAATACCCACTTCAACTCTACATAGTTGCGCCTAGACCTAAAAAATTCGGCGCCGGCTGGGAATGTCTCAGCTACACAGACGAAAAACCGCCTATCAATCTTAACTAACAATAATCAGGAGGGTTAATGGACGATAAAGAAAAACAGCTAATCGCAGATTTACGACCGCGTTTAGACAACTGGCGACGGGCGTATCGCGATAAAGTTATCAAAAATATTTCGATTACATACGCAGTTCAAAAGGCGTTAGCGTTGACGCGTGATAAAACAGACTTCTCCGAGGATTACACGGGGCCGGAGGATAGAAGCGATGATTACGGTATCGAGGTAGATCAGAAAGACGCAGATTTACTAAACACGGTTTGGCAGTACATGAGTACGCCGGATACCGAAATGCTCACTATCGGAACTCACGGGTTAAACGTGCGTACAGCTAAGCTAATCGTACTTTTATACGTATTCGGCTCAGAAAACTCTCTCAACCGTGCCGGACGCAAAATTTGGCGTGTACGACCGAAAATGTTGGACGCTTGGACTACCGACGCGCTAACGTTTTTCGCTATGCGTATTCGCGTCTATACCATCTATTGCAAACAAGAAAAATAACGTGTATTGTAGGCACTAGACAATTTCAAGCTGTGTATCAGCCGCCCGATTTGGCTTAATTAGAGAAGGTTCCTTGCGGAGGAACCGGCGCGCTCAGAGGAAACGACGATCGACAACGATTAAGCCAAACGACGTAAGAAAAAAATCAAAAGAATTCGACCGCCAGCTTTTTATGAGTAACTCCAATAACTCATAAATTTCGCGAGCGGTTTTTCGTTTCACAGTAACCAATATACAAATTGTCATAGAGCCTAAATCGTTCACTCCTGAAAATCGAAAACGAAAGCCGCGCTACCTTGTATATATAGAACGGCACCTCTTAAGCCTCTCGGCGGGCATTGTTCACCGAGCCAAATAACGTAGTACCTGTAACTCAATAGGAAAGAGTAGACGACTCATAATCGTTAAGTTGCAAGTTCGAGTCTTGCCGGGTACACCAACAAATACAACATCCAGCAAGCCTAGATTTCTCCGGAAATACGCTCACTCCGCTGGATTTCTTTTTTTAGCGCATGAAACAAAGACAGCTAACAGTTACGTATAAGCGCGTTGACGAGCTTATTCCTTACGTCAATAACGCTCGCACGCACTCTGACGAACAAGTAACGCAAATTGCAAGCTCGATTAAAGAGTTCGGCTTTAACAATCCGATTCTTACGGACGGTGAAAACGGCGTTATCGCTGGACACGGAAGACTGTTAGCCGCGAAGAAACTCGGTTTAGAGACTGTACCGACTATCGAGTTATCAGGTCTTACCGAAGCTCAGAAAAAAGCGTACATCCTCGCTGACAACAAAATCGCGCTCAATTCAGGATGGGACGAAGAATTACTTAAGATCGAACTAGATGATCTAAAGATTCAAGGTATTGACCTAGAATCTGTCGGATTTTCCGACGAAGAACTTCAAAACATTATCCCCCCTCCTCCCGTTCTTGCGGATGATTTAGACGATGACGAAATCAGCGAGGATAAAGTGAGCGAAGCTCTAACGATTGAGCCGATTTCTTTCGCCGGCGCCGTATGGCGTTGTGGACGCCACCTCGTTATCTGCGGCGATTCAACGATTAAAGATAACGTCACTATCGATACTAAAGAGTTTGACTTACTTCTTACTGACCCGCCTTATGGAATCAGTATCGTTAAGTCAAACGGTAGCATAGGCGGCGATACAGTGTTTAACGGTAAATTACTAAAGACAAGAAAATATCTGCCAGTCAAAAACGACGAAACAACGGAAGCCGCGTTAAAAGCGATTGAGTTGGCTAAAGCGATTACGAAGAATCAAATTATTTTCGGAGGTAACTACTTCTCCGAAGCGTTGCCGTCGTCACCGTGCTGGCTCGTATGGGACAAACAAAATAACGGTAACGATTTCGCAGATTGTGAGTTAGCGTGGACTAGTTTTAAGTCAGCGGTTCGTAAATTTGATTGGATGTGGAACGGTTTAATTCGACAAGGCATTAGAGCCGAAGAAGGAAAAGAGCGTATACATCCGACACAAAAACCAGTCGGCTTATTAGCTGAGATTCTCGAAAAATACTCTCAACCAAATCAGACCGTCTTAGATATGTTTGGCGGTTCAGGCTCGACGCTTATCGCGTGCGAGAAAACGAATCGTATTTGTACGATTGTTGAATACGAGCCTGCGTATGTAGATTTGATCGTTAAGCGTTGGCAGGAATACACAGGACAAAAAGCCGTTGACTTCGTTACCGGTAAGGAGTTCGACGATTTATGCCAAGAAAGAAAATTGAAATCGATTTAAAGAAAGTCGAAGAATATGCTCAGGTATGCGATAACGAAGAAGAAATCGCATTAGCGTTAGGCATAGGCTATGCGACTTTAAAAAGACGAAAAAAAGATAACGAGCTTTTTGAGCTTGCGATAAAAACGGGTAGAGCAAAAGCTAACGCGTTTGTCGGCGGCAAACTTATGCAACTTGTCCGCGAAGGGAATCCTGCTGCCACGATCTTTTACATGAAGGCGCGTTGTGGCTGGAAAGACGTAGAGCGCAAGGAAATTACCGGCAAAGACGGTAAAGATTTAAGCGTCGCTCCTGTGCTCGTAATCCAAAATGATTTAAAAGACTGAACGATGAATGAAGCAAAGAAAATTAAAGCTGAGCGAAATCGTCGGTCGAGGTTACGCGTCATTTTGGAATAGCAAACAACGTTACGTAGTCTGCAAGGGCGGGCGAGGCTCGAAGAAGTCAAAGACTTCGGCGTTAAAGCTAATCGTCAACTTAATGGCGTACAAAGAAGCGAACGCGCTTGTAATTCGACGTTACGAGCGCACGCTTAGAAATTCGTGTTATTCGGATTTAGTGTGGGCGATACATCGCCTAGGCGTCGAGCAGTATTGGGATTACAAAGTATCGCCGCTCGAGATTACGCATAAGCTGACCGGACAAAAGATTCTTTTTCGCGGCTTCGATGACGCGCAGAAAATCACGTCTATTTCTGTACCGACTGGCGTACTCTGCTGGGTATGGATTGACGAAGCGTATCAGATTGAGGACGAAAACGAGTTCAACAAACTCGACTTATCAATTCGCGGTCAATTACCGGATGGACTCTGGAAACAATTCATTCTTACGTTAAACCCGTGGTCTGAAAGATGGTGGGGCAAAAAACGTTTCTTCGACAATCCGAACGAGGACACGTTAGCGCTAACGACTACGTACTTATGTAACGAGTGGCTAGACCCTGCCGATATCGCGATATTCGAGCGAATGAAGCTCGAACAACCGCGCCGCTACAAAGTCGAGGGCTTAGGCGAATGGGGTCTTTCTACAGGCACGATTTACGAAAACGTCGTTGAGCTTGAGTTTGATTTCGACGCGCTGAATAAAGATGACGAATGCCAAGCGTTCTACGGCCTTGACTTCGGATTTACAGACCCTACGGCATTTGTCGGAGGTTTCGTTAATCAAAGTGAAAAGAAAATCTACATTACTCACTGCTTTCTTACTCGCGGCCTTACTAACGCTGAAATTGCCGAAAAGATTAAAGCTGAAGGACTTAAACGAGAGGAAGTTCAATGCGACGCCGCCGAGCCTAAATCCATTGAGGAATTACGTGGTCTAGGCGTTAACGCTGTAGCCGCCCCGAAAGGCGCGGACAGCGTGCGTTACGGTATCCAGCTCATACAGCAGTATCAAATTATCGTGGCGCCGGACGTACCGAATTTCTATAACGAAATCACTAATTACACGTGGGCGACTGATTCGTCAGGAAATCCGACGGACAAACCGGATCACGAATTTTCACACGTGCCGGACGCTTTGCGTTACGGCGTCGTCGGAAAACTGAATAGCACTAGTTTCTCATGGCAAAAAATATTCAAGTAAAAGGCGCAGGACGTACGAAACACGACAGCGCGACCGCTTATGTAAGCTCAGTATGCACAGGCGAGCTGATTACGAACGTCGCAAACGAAATAAGTTTTTCGTTACCGGACGAACTGAAAGGCCGTTTATTTTCGTCTAACTGGGTAGCGCGTCGTATGGCTGAGTCAATCGCCAGCGACATGACCTCTAAAGGCGTTAACTGGCGATTAGACGCTGATACGTCTGCGTTCCTAGAGAAAGAGTTCCGTCGGTTAAACGTATGGCGACTATTGACTGACGCTATTACGTACGCACGCGTTTACGGCGGCTCTCTCGTAATGATCGACATGGGCGACGGGGCGCCGGAAAGCGTTTTAAACCCTAACGGTACGTTACTCGGTTTTCGCGTATTCGATAAAACTGAAATCACGCCGAGTACGACCGTAAAAAATTATGGTGCCGAGGCTGGATTACCTGTCAAATACAGTATTCAGCCAGCCTACGGTACGTTATCGACGTTCGACGCTGACGCAAGCCGCGTTATCCGTTTTGACGGAATACGTTCAACGCATCGCAAATTAAACGTAAACCAAGGCTGGGGTGAGTCCGTTTATGACGTAGCTAACTCAGCCGTCAGTGCATACGGAGCTTCGTTAGATAGCTGTCTCGAATTGCTTAAGCGCTGCTACATTCGCTATTTAGGTATCGAAAATTTTTGGCAGGGCTTGCAGGATGACGAACGCGCTTCTTTTATGGGACGCGCTGTAAAGATGATTAACGACGTTCAAAATAACTCGTCGTTAACCGTTTCTGACAACAAAGATACGTTTCAGTCTCAGTCGTACTCATTCGGCGGTATTCGTGACGTGCTGATTACGTTCTCAGAACAAATCGCCGGCGCCGCGGAAATTCCGCTTGTCAAACTTTTCGGAATGTCGCCAGCAGGATTTTCGACCGGAGACGCTGATCTAGCGAATTACTACGACACTGTATCGCGCCTCCAAGAGGATAAGTTACGCGAGCCGATTTCACGTATCGCATCGTTAATTCTTACGAGCGCAGGCCGCGAAGTTTCCGAGATTGACTTCGACTTCGTACCGCTTAAGCAGGAAACTACGAGCGAACGTATTACGAACGCTCAGAACGCTGTTAATACGATTCTTAGCGTCCAAGCAGCAGGGCTAATTTCTGACAAACGAGCGCTCGAAGAAATCGCCGCGTTATCCGAAAAGACGGGAATCTTTTCAACCGTTACGCCGCAGGATATCGAGGCGCTTAACGAAGTTGAGCCGCCACCGATACCGGACGAAACAGGACAATACGTTAACGCTGGCCTGCCTAACATCGGTAAGGCCGTAGACCCTAACGAAACGCCGAATTTCGGAGCGTTTAACTTAAATTAAATGGCAACGTTTAACCACGAAAAAACGTATCGAGCGCGGGTATGGCGTTATTACCGTCAAGTCGCTCGTAACATTCAGGCGATTATTAACATGAACCTGAATCCGAACGGCACGATTAAAGATTTCGGAATTCTGCAATCTCAGCTCGATAACTACGCTAATGCGTTACCGGCGCCGACCGCCGCGCTATGGTCAAAGATCATTAGCAATAACGCTGTACTTCTTGCGCGTGATTTCAAGAAAGCGGCGGGTCTACGCATTGATACGCAGTCGCCGCAAATGATCGCGCTCGTTAATAGGCTCATACAGGAAAAAGTAGACCTAATTAAAACGTTACCGAACAACGCCGCGTTAGAAGCGCAGAAACTAAGCGCTCAGATAGCGCTCGAGACTGGTGCGAGACACGAATCGTTAGTCGCGAAAATTCAAGGAATGACGCCTAATTATCCTGAATACGCGGCACGACGCATCGCACGCACCGAAGTGGCGCGTACGCAGTCAACGCTAGTACAGGCTCAGGCGCAGTCCGTCGGTATCGATCAGTACGTATGGCACACCGTCGAGGATGAATCCGTACGCGCCTCGCATCAATCGATGGACGGTAAAGTTTGCTCGTTCTCAAATCCGCCTGAAGTTGAACCCGGTAAATACTATAACCCCGGGGGTACTTACAACTGTAGATGTTTTGCTGTACCCCTCCTGCCTAATAACGCTTAGGAGTCTAAATGTATGACTTGAGCTATCCAATTTCACCGAATAAGGCCCTCACAAAAGAGGGTTTTTTAATTTGTCGTAATGCCGTCATCGCGTCGATTGGCGCACGTGAATACGCTCTTTCTGAAACCAACGAGGTTAAGCCGAATGCCGAAGGGAAAGTGTTCATTATGCGTCCTAGCGATGTGCTGTTCTCAGACGACACTATCAACTCATTAGAAGGAAAGCCTGTAACTCTCGGACATCCGCCAGTCGATAGCGTGACAGGTGACAACTGGAAACAGTACGCAGTTGGCAGTATTTCGCATGTTCGTAAAGGCGAAGGACAGACAGCAGGGTGTCTCGTAGCTGATCTAATGATTTTTGAACCTAAGGCGATAGAGGCCGTTTTTAACGGTGTCGCTAAGGAGTTGTCATGCGGCTTTAAATCGAACGTTATTGATCAAGGCGGTGGAATCGGTATCGAAACAAATTTCATAGGTAATCACGTTGCTTTAGTACCTCAAGGAAAAGGTGGAGCGACGTGCTCTCTAAAAGATTCTGTAATTACTAAAGAGGATACAGACATGGCATTTTTCAAGAAAGACGCAGCACCTGCTGACGTTAACGCTCAGATTCTTCAACAGCTCCAAGCTATGAGCGAACGATTAGCCGCGCTCGAAAAATCTGCGCAAGCTCAGTCTCCGGCGCCGGCTACTAACGCTGACGAAGCTAAACAGCCTGAGCCGAACACCACTCAGACACCTGCACCGGATAACAAAGCAGCTGAAACTCCGGCGCCGACACCTGACGATAAAAAAGCCGACGACGATATGCCGCCAGCCGCTAATCCGCTCGCAGGTATCGATCCTGCGGTTTTAGGCGCCGCAATTCTTCAAGCGTTGACCGACGCTAAAGCAGACAAGAAAGCCGACGAAAAAGCTGATGAATGCAAGAAAGAAGAAGCGAAGAAAGACGCTAAGCCCGAAACCAAGTTAGACGCCGCGATGATTCGCGACGCCGCAGATATTGCCCCTTCTTTAGCGCCTACGACGTCTAATCTGCCGTATGCCGCAATTCTTGAGTTTGCGAAATCTCAGCAGGGTAAATCTTTTGTCGACTCTTTCGGCGACTTGTCTAAATGTGATCATGCGATGGTTTTACGCGCCTGCGCAAATTTCAAGCGCTCTATGACTCAGGCGACGCTCGCAACAGTTAAACACGATGAAGCGCCGAAGAAAGCGAAGTCTTTTGTCGAGCAAAGTGCAGAACTTTGGAATAAAGCGAAATAACTTATCGGAGATAAAAAATGCAGACTGGATACATTGAACAAAACATGATCGCGGGTTTCGTAACTCGCGGTGGCGCGGACATTAAGTCCATTACAGCAACCGCCGCTATCGGCGCCGGATTGCCTGTTAAACAGGATTCTGACGGTAACGCCGTGTTGCTTGAATCTACCGACGGCCTCGACGCGATGATCGGCGTTGTTGTGCGTTATCACGACGGCTGGACGTTGCAGGTGTTTCCGCAGGAAATTGGCGTACTTTCGACTGGCTACATTCAGGTGCCTGCTGCCGCGTCCATTACGCCTAAACGAAATCAGGCCGTCTATTACGACGCGACAAACAAAGTCTTTACGACTGATAACACGAAGGTGCCTATTCGCGCAGTTTTCGCCGCCAACGGTATTGCTGACGGATGCGCCGAAATTCAGGTAACTCAGCAGGTCGTAATCCCTGTTAAAGCTACAGGTTCTTAATCAAACATCATTTTTCTTAACTAACTAAGCCTCGTTCGTTCACTCGGACGGGGCTTTTTTTATGGACAAATAAAATGGCAATTTCAGCAGATCAAGTAAAAGCGCTGTGGAATTCTCGACTCGCACAGCTTGAGCCGGAAATTATCCGTCCGCTCACAAATTACTATTTCACTCGCGACATTCCTATCGTCGAAGACCTTGATAAAGTCTCTAACGTCGTCGCTCTCCGTAACATCAAAGGTATCGGACAGGGCACTAAAGACGCTTCCGGTATGTCTTGGCTTGGAAAGGGCGCTAACGACTTGCGCGGCGTTGATTACGAATTGAACGCTACGGCTGTCGCAGTTTATACGGCTGGTCGTGAAATCTCTGTAACCTCTATGGAGCTTGAGGCCGCTCAGAAAGCTGAGGATATCAACGTTAACGCCGAGCAGGTTGAACTCGTTAACGATAAATTCCTGCAAGAAGCGCATAAGGTTGGTTACCTCGGAGACTCAGGCTTAGGCTTTAAAGGCTTTCTTAATAACACAAAAATTAAGAAGGGCGATACTACAGGCGCTCTTTCTGCAGCGGCTCCAACGTGGGATGACACGGCTAAGGCCATTGACGATTACTTTAATCAGGCATATCAGGCCACTAACGGCGTCATCATGCCGAATACTATGCTTCTTACGCCTGCTCAGTATGTCAAGCTCTTTAGCATGAAGGCCCCGGACGATCGCCACTTCTCTATGATCGATTACATCGAAAAGGAATCCCTTGGACGTAAGGTCGCAGGTTCTATGACTGTCAATCAGGTTAAAGAATTAGCTGGCCTAGGCGCTTCGTCTAAGGATCGCATGGTTCTTTATACAAAGGACAAAAACTACGTTCGCTACCATATGCGTCCGGTATGGCGTGAAAAGACCTACGATAAAGGCCTCGACTACTGTGCCGCTTATTTATGGCGCTTGGCCGAAGTTCAGTTCCGCAGACCCGAAACTGTGATGTACTTCGACAACATCTAAGCCTCGCACCTCGCGAGGTTTTTTTATGCCTGCTGGTTTACGCCAGCAGGCATAATTACGTTAAATACAAAATGACATACGACGATTTTTTAAAGATTTTTCCTGAGTTTTCGGAGTTTCCGCAGGCTCGCGTAGAGTTTTATTTAGACGAAGCGAATAACCAAATTAGCGAGAATCGCTTCGGTAAATCTACGGAATTTGGGAAAGCTCTTTTTACCGCGCATTACCTAGCCAGCTTAGATAACGGTCAACGTACCGGCGACGGTGGTGAAGTTTCAGGCGGCACAGTAAGCGGCGGCGCACATGGCGCTGTAGCGTCTAAAACAGTCGGTTCGGTATCGGTTTCTTACGATACTGCGTCCACGTCGTTCGCTGACGCGGGCTATTGGAATTCAACGCCTTACGGGAAACAGTTTTTTGACCTTTTAAAACGCTATCGGCGTATGCCGTTCGCTGTTACGGGACGTGCGGCATGGCCTTAACGATGAAAGTAGAAGGCGCTGAGGCGCTCAAGTCCGATATCTTTCACTTAAAGAAACGTTTCGAGCGTCTTAACAAACAAGGCGTTACAATCGGCTATATCGAAGCGAAAAGTTTGCGACGTAAAGATACGCCGATTACTAACCTCAAAATCGCGACTTGGCAAACGTACGGGACTCATTCGATACCGCCTAGACCGTATCTAAAACCTGCCGTTCTAACGAACGAAAAACGTATTTACGGAATTCTTGAACAGGCGCTTATAGACGAAGGCTTAAACGGTAAAGTCGGCGCTGTAAACAAGGCTTTAAACGTCGTCGGTATGCTCGTTCGCGATACAGCTAAAGAAAACATCGTCGATCAGCGAAACTTCGTAACGTTGGCGCCGGCAACGATAAAAGCACGTCAGCGACAAGGCTTTAAAGGTACGAAAGCACTTATCCGCACTGGCGCTCTTCTTAACGCTATTCAATACATCGTAGATAAAAAATGATTGATGTTTCCGAAATTGTGCGTGACCCGGATTTCACCGTTTCATGTGTATTGATACGTCAAAAAGCTACACCGTTAGGAAACGGACGCGACGAAATTACGAAAATTCGTAAGCCGATACAGGCGGTTCTACAGCCGTTAACGGATGCGCAGTTAGTAAATATCGTATACGCCGACGGTTCGCCTGTTACGTGTGGTTTGACGTATTACGGCGTAGAGCGCGTAAGCATTGCTGACGACGGATTTATTAACGATCAAATCGAATTTAATGGCGTGCTGTACGACGTTATGTCTATCGCTAATTACAACCCGAACGGCGCGTATTACCAAGCGACGTTAGCTAGGAGCAAACAAGTATGAGTTACGTAGACTCAACGAAATACGGCGTACTCGCAAGTACAGCTACATACATCTATTCAAAGGATTTTGATAATCGTTTTCAAGCGTGGTTAGCTGACGCGCTCGACTGTAACCCGAATAACGTAAGCCCGATTTTTAGAGACGTTACTAAAGCTTTTTGTACGAGCGAGTTAAACGTATTTTTCGAGTTCTATCAAATTGAGTTCAAAGGCGAGCCGTACACCAGCGAAGAAACCGATGAATACATGACTCAAGCGTTTGAAGGTACTGCGCACTGTCGTGTAAAGATCGTAGGCGAAAACAGCCGCGAGAAGGCGTTTTTACTGCACGACTTAATTTTCTTGTCTCAGAACGTTGACGCGCTTCAAAAGTTCGGACTCAGCATTAACGACGCTCAGATTATCGAATTAGATCGTTACGTCGAGGGTACAGCGCTCACGCCCATGAGCACAGTCGATCTAACGCTCGATTATTCGTATGAGCGTCGGTGGGCGATTAAATCTCTAGTTTCAGCTCCTACAGAAATTCAAAACTCCTAAGAGGATTTTTAAAATGGCACTTTCTTTAAACAATATCGTTAACGTCGATATGGTGTTTAGCCCGAAAGCGGCTCAAACACGCGGCTTCGGCGTGCTCTGTATTCTTGGCGATACGAAAAACGTTATTAAAGCTGGCGAAGGCTATCGTACTTATACAAGCTCCGACGATGTAGCTACGGATTTCGGAGATGACGCACCGGAAACGCTGGCTGCGATGGCGTATTTTTCTCAGTCTCCGAAACCGCAGACTTTGATTATCGCTGAGCCGTGGGACTCTTCAACCGATACCGCTATCAGCACTCGCGTTTCTAAGTTGTTCGCAGATTACGGAAGAAATTTCTACGGCTTTATTACAGCTACCAGCGCTACAGTCTCAGACGACGAAATTCTTAAAATCGCTCAGATCGTTGAATCGTCCGCGGATTCGCACATTTACGGTATTACGCTCACAGATTTGACGTGTGCTAATTCTGTATATACCGACGAATCTACAGACCTGCCGTCAAAATTGAAACGAGGTCAGTACACACGTACTATCGTATTCGCTACTCAGTACGACGAAGACGACGCCGCTTATCGTTTGAATAAGTATCTCTGCGCTTCGGCTTTGGGTCGTATGTTTAGCGTTAATTTCAGCGGTTCTATGACTACGATCACGCTTAAGTTTAAGCAGGCTCCGAGCTTACAGCCGACTAACCTCACTCAGTCGCAGGATACGAACCTTACGGCGCGTAATGTTAATAAGTACGTCATTATGGCTAACGATACGTACATCATCGAAGAAGGCGTTATGTCTAGCGGCATGTGGGCCGATGAAAGACACGGCTCAGACTGGTTGCAGGATTTGATTCAGACCGAAGTCTATAACGAGCTGTATCAATCTAAGACGAAAATCCCGCAGACGGATGACGGCGTAGCTCGCCTAATGTCTCGCGTTGCTAACGCTCTCGATCAGGCTGTAATTAACGGCTTTATCGCTCCGGGTGTTTGGAATGCCGACCCGTTCGGTGACTTAGAACAAGGCGCATACCTTGAAAAAGGTTATTATCTCTACGCTCCGAGCGTAAACGATCAGCTTCAGACCGAACGCGAGGCCCGCAAGTCTCCGGTAATTCAAGGCGCTATCAAACTCGCGGGCGCTATTCACAGCGTACCGATCACAATCAACATTAATCGCTAATCAAGTCATTTTCTAAACAAGCCCTGCAAACGAACGCAGGGCTTTTTTAATGGAACTTAAAAATGTCTAAACAAACATATAGCATTGCTCGCGCTAGCGCCGCATACGCGGTTTTTGGTGGTGTCTCGTTCGATTTAAAGCAGGGCCTTACTGACAACGGCATTACGATCAATCTCGACGAAGATTTCGGCGAACGTAACAAAGCGATCGACGGCTCAAGCATTTGGAGCGAATACGAAACAAGCGCAGGTACGATCGTTCTTGAGTATTTGCCTTCGTCCCCGTGCGTCGCTTTCTTCATGGCTCTGCACGCTACACAGCGCGGCACAGGCTCCACAGGCTCGGACACTGTAACGATTCTCGATAGAGACATGAAAATTACGCACACTGGCTCTCAAGTCGCTATCCAGTCGATCACAGGGCACGGCGTCAAAAAAGCTAAGGGCGATTCAATAGTCGTAACTCTTAATTGCGGTCAGATTACTTCTATCGGAGCTTAATAGATGAATTTCACGAAAGACATCGTTATTAACGACGTAACTATTCGCCTTCACCGTTTGAGCGCGAAACAGCAACACGACATCGTTAACCGCTTTTTCTTCCCGATTACTACGCAGGCCACTGACATCCTAGACGTAATGAAGAAACAGCCTGATAACAAAATCGCTATCGCGGCTGTACTCATGGAAGCGGTTAATAAGTACCTGCCAGCAGAAAAACGCGATGAATTGATCTTTAAGCATCTTATGCCGAGTGTGAAAATCGTAGCCGCTGGCATCGAGGTGGATTACTGCTCTCAGTCCGGTGAAATCATGAGCGACGCGGTTAATAACCTCAAGGCGCTCTACAAAATTACGTTTGAAGTACTTAAATTTAATTTTGATGATTTTTTTACCGACTGGCTCAGCGGAAACCAGTTGAGCTAAGCCGTCCGGAGTGGTCAGGCTCCTTACAACTCTTAGATATTCCTGAGTCTTTCCTAATGCGTCCCGTCTTGCGGGGCTTTTTATCTTTTGAGTCTCTTTTCGATTCGTCCGTGTCTTTAGGTGATTTAGTTCTTCTAAATGACGCTATCGACGCGAACGACGAAAACGAGAGACGTGTTTATCAGTATTACGAGCGGAAAAATGGCCGAAACTGACAATTTAAATGTACGAGTTAATGCGTTAGTTAACCTTGCGTCATTCTCGGCGGCAGAAAAAGCCGTCGGCTCGTTTACCGATAACGTTATGGGCATGGCGAAGATGATCGGCGGCGTAATTGCCGCTGGTTCTGTCGCTATGGCGATTCAGCGTACTGCTGACAAGTTCAACGATTTAGGCGATGTCGTTTCCCGCGTAGGAAATACGACTGTCGAAGATTTAGATCGACTCGGTTACGTCGCAGACCTCACAGGCTCCGACGCTATGACTGCTACGGCCTCGTTTGAGAATCTCTCTCAAACAATCGGCGAAGCGGCTCAAGGTATCGGACGTGGCGCAATGGTCTTTCAAAAACTTGGCTTGTCTGCTAAAGACGCTCAAGGAAACGTAAAGACCACGACTCAGGTACTTGACGAAGTTAAAGAAAAAATCAAAGACCTGAGCAAGTCCGAGCAGTCAGCGTATATCCAGCGACTAGGCTTAGATAAGACGCTTATCGGCATGCTGACTTCGGACACTACCGAGATTGTCGATCAATACAACAAGCGCACTAAGGCGCTCGGTATTAACGTAGACGAAGCCGCAGAATTAGGCGCTAAATATAACGACGCTATCAAGATTACAAAGCGCGGCCTTGAAGATGTCGTAACCGCGTTTGTATTACGAGTCCTACCGTCTATCACGACAGCGATAGAACGCGTTTCTAAGCTGATTGATGAAAACGCCGGACTAATTAAAAGCTACATTGAGCCTATCGCCGCCGCTGTATCAATCGGCGCCGATCTTGTTACCGGCTTCATAACCGGAGTCGGAAAACTTTTTAAGGTTTTAGGAAAGTGGCCTGTTTATATCGGCGCTGTAACTATTGCATGGAAACTATTAAACGCTGTATTTAAAGCGTCTCCGATTGGACGAATCATTACATTAGTGATGGGATTAGTAACCGCTATCGGGTTGCTAATCGATGATTACGAGACGTGGAAAGAGGGCGGTAAATCTTTCTTTGATTGGGGGCCTGCTCAAAAATGGTTTGACCACATGAGTCAAATTTTCGATTCGTTAAAAACGATTGTCGGAAATTTCTTTAGCGCCGAATGGTGGAAGTCTAAAGCCGATACGATTTCTAACGAGATGTCGCTATTGGGCGAAAGGATTCAAGGATTTTTATCTGACAGCTGGAATAACGCTATTACAGAAGCATCCAACAAATGGAATGAGCTAAAAGATACTATTTCTCAAAAAGCTCAAGGCGTCTACGACGGAATTATTTCTACTTTTGTTGGTTTGAGCACGTGGTTCGGTGATCTATGGAAAAGCATAGGTGACGGAGCTATGAACGCATTAACTGACATTGGTAAAGCGTTTACTCAGTGGTGGAATGACCTCTTAGATTCCGTTAAAAACTTCGGAACTAAAGCCGCAGAAAAGGTAGAAAACGCTGTAGGCGAAGGGTGGGATGCTACTAAAAACTTCTTTAGTAGCCTTAATCCGTTCTCACGTGACGATAAAGAGAAAACAGTGTCAAGCCTTTCACCTTCGACTACTAACAATAATCAGCGCTCTAGTACGGTTTACAACAATAACGCTAAGGTTACTCAGACAATAACAGTCGCAAGTACGAAAGAAGCGAGAGAAATAGCAAACGGTACTAATCGTATTTACACCCAGCCGGGCGGAGCAACCGGAGGTTACTAATGTCTTTTTTAGAAACACATGTACTTGGCTTAGCTGGTACGGCAGTCGGAAAACTGCTTCAAATTAAACCTACTAGGAGATTTGAGGCGTTTTCCGATTTTTGTTCAATTACGGAAACACACAATACCGCTGTAATTGCGACTCAGTATCCTATTGAGGATGGTACGCAGGGAACCGATCACATCGTTAGAGAACCTAAAAACATTACGTGGGATGTCGTCTTTGGTGAGCGCTCAGACCCTCAGGGGACGTATCAGCGTCTCTTAGATTTAATGTATAGCGGCGTGCCGTTTACCGCTGTCACGGGTCTAAGACGTTACGACAATATGCTTTTAGTGTCCGTTACGGCTAATCAAGATTCGCATTCAGCGCGCATCCTAAAGTGCACGCTGACAATGCAAGAGGTTTTAATAACCTTTCCTCTCGCTACGAATATGCCGCCGAGGTCTCAGCAGGCGAATCCGAACGTAACTGCAAAAACCGCTCAAACAGGAACTAAGCAGCTTCAAGAAAAGCCGGTTAGTGAATCGAGATTAAGCCATATTTTTAGTTAGCAATGAAAACATACGAAATCCCGCTCAATTCTTTCGCAGAAGAATTTAACGTCGAAATTAACGGCGTTAACTATCTACTGCGGACGAAATGGAATGAGCCGCTTCAAGCGTGGACGCTCGATATCGGACGCTCGGAGAACGAGTGGCTTATTCGTAATCTCGCGCTCGTAGCTGGCGAAAATCTCCTACAACAGTATGAGCATTTAAAGCTCGATTTCGGCCTGATTGTCGTAACCGACGGCGACGAAAACGCAGACCCTACAGAAGCAAACCTCGGTATCGATTCTCATTTAATCGTTGTGACGAATGATTAACTTTTGGCGAAAAATTACGCTCCTTGTCGGAGATAAAGACGGTAACGGATTAGACATGAGTGGCTTTAGAGTCTCGTTCGACGTTGAGAAAACCGCGCTTCAAGACCCGAATACAGCGAAAATCGACATCTATAACTTATCTAAAACGACGGTAGCGCGTATCGCGGACGGTGATTTAAAACGCATTGTTCTTCAAGCTGGTTACGAATCACATAACGCTGTAATTTTCGACGGAAACATTATCAGTACGTCGCAAGTTAGAAATGGAGCCGATACGATTCTCAGTATCGACGCTGGGGACGGTCAGAGCGGCTATGCATACGCGCTCGTAAATGAAACAGTCGGCGCCGGCTACTCTAATAACGACATCGCTAAAAAATCGTTTAACGCGATGAAAGAGCGCGGCGTTAAAAACGACGATTTAAAAGCTGTCAGTAATGAGACTAAGTATCCGCGTGGGCGCGTGTTATTCGGTGCGGCTCGTAATTATTCGCGTGAAGTCTCTAAAAACAGCGATACGCAGTGGTCTGTACAGGATGGACATTTAGTCTATTGCAAGAAAAACGCTACACGCGATGACCGTAAGGCGTTTATTTTACGGCCTGATACCGGCATGATCGGTAGCCCTAAGAAAGATAAAGATGGCGTTACTGTTTCTTGTTGTCTTAACGCACTTCTACGTATCTACGACCCGATACGTATTGAGTCCGAATTTCTTACGGGTGACTTCAAAATCTTATCGCTTAAACATAGTGGCGATACCCACGGCAACGAATGGAGCACGGAAATTAAAGCGTGCTCGTTAGACCCATCTACTAAGAAAACCACGAAAAAATGAATCAGTTAGAACGTATCGCTACGCCTGAAGAAATCGAAAGACAAAAGTCTGAGGATTTAAAAGCGCAGATTCGCGTAGCTATGCCAGCTATCGTTACAAGCGTCGATTTAGGCAGACAAGTTGTATCCGTTCGACCTGCGATTATGGGAAAACTCAGGGGATATGAGGGGAACGTAACCGAGACTCCGTATCCTATGCTTACTGAGGTGCCTATCGCTTTTCCACGCGCTGGCGGTTTATGTATTACGTATCCTGTAGCTGTTAACGACGAATGCCTAGTCGTATTCGCTGACGCCTGTATCGACTTTTGGTGGCAAAGCGGCGGCGTCCAGTCTCCTAAAGACTCAAGGTCGCATGACCTGTCCGACGCTATAGCGATATTTGGTCTTTCGTCTCAGCCTAGAAAGTTACCGAGTGTATCGGCTGACGCTATCGAGATTCGTACAGATTCACGATCTGACTATATAAGTCTTACGGCTGGAATACTCGATATTCAAATCAACGGTGAAACTAACGTAACGGCGAATAAATCTACAGTCGTATGTCCTGATAACACGATACAAGGCCCGCTAAAAGTCACTGGTCTTATTACCGGACAAGGCGGCCTAAAGATAAGCGGAGGTAGTGGCGCTTCTGTTACAGGGACGATTTACGCGACCGGCGATATTTCCTCCGGCACTGTTTCGCTTCAAAACCATACTCACAATCACGGCCCGGCGCCGGATAAATAAATCATGAAATATCGAAAACTAGACGAATCAGGCGATATGACGTTCGGTAGCGGTCTCGATAACTATTTCATAGACAGCGCCGAAGCTGTAGCGCAGTCAGTTTTAACGCGCTTAAGAATGTGGCTGCACGAGTGGTACTTAGATACCAACGACGGTACGCCTTACTACCAACAAGTTCTAGGAAAACACACGCAAACTGAGGCAGTACAGGCGATTTATCAACGTATTCGAAATACCGCGGGCGTTAATCAGATTACTGAGTTTTCTACAACGTTCGACCCTGATACGCGAAAACTACGTATCGATGTAACGCTCGATACTATTTACGGCGAGGTGAAAGTAAATGCCTGATTTGAAAGAATTAGCCTACGTTGACGACGCGGGCTTTTTTGTTGCCGATTTCGAGGATTTTCTAGAGTTCAATAAATCGGCTATGCGTTCGATTTACGGCTCTGACATCAATCTTGACGCTGACACGCAAGACGGACAGTTAGTCGCGCATTTTGCTCAGTCTCAATACGATTTAGCGTTACTGTGTGCTGAGGTTTTTAATAACTATTCCCCTTCGACTGCACGCGGGGACGCTTTAAGCCGCGAAGTCAAAATCAACGGTATCGCTCGACAATCGTCTACACATTCAAGCGTTGACGTTGTTATTGCAGGCGACGCAGGTACGACGATCACGAACGGACAAGTACGAGATACGTCAAAAGATTCTCATGTATGGAATTTGCCGTCTGAAGTCGTAATACCGACCAGCGGTTCTATAACAGTTACTGCGACATGTGATGACGCAGGCGATGTTAGAGCCGGCGCCGGTACTGTTACTCGTATCGCTACGCCTACCGAAGGCTGGATAAGCGTTACTAACAACTCCGAAGCAGCCCCCGGACGTGATACGGAAACCGACGCGGAATTACGTGTTAGACAAACGTATTCGACCGCTCAGCCGTCGCAAACAGTGCTCAAGGGCATTCTCGGCGGCGTACTGGACGTTGACGGCGTAACGCGTGCAATCGTGTACGAAAACGATACGAGCGCTACAGACGATAACGGCATACCTAGTCATTCGATAGCCGCTGTCGTAGAGGGCGGGGACGCTCAAGCGATTGGCGACGTTATCAAGTTACGTAAGACAGCGGGTACAGGCACCTACGGTACTACGAGCGTAACAGTTAAAGACAGCGAAGAAGTGCCGATGACCGTAAATTTTTTCCGACCAACGGTTGTACATATCAAGGTCAAAATTACGCTCGAGCCGCTTACAGGCTTTACTACTGAGCTTTACAACTCGATTAAATCGCAGGTCGTTGACTACATCAATTCGCTGACATTCGGTCAAACGGTACGTATCTCTAAGCTCTACGTACCTGCAAACCTCGAAAACGACGACAGCGATATTAGCTACGACATCACGTCTATTCAGATAGCGAAAAACTCAGGCGCGTTCGCCTCAGCAAACATCACTATCGGATTTAACGAAGTCGCGCACTGCGATATAGCCGATGTCGAGGTAATTACGAATGACTGATTTCAATACGTATCTAAAGCGCGTCCCGTCCGAGCATAGGGATAAGCCTAAATTCGTTGAAACTCTGCGCTCGTTATTAGGCCCGATACTCGAGCTTCAAACGCTTATGGAGCGCGTACCGATTGATTACGACTTAGATAGTGCAGTCGGTAAACAACTTGATACGGTTGGCGAATGGGTCGGACGTAATCGTTACGTTTCAATTCCGATTGAGGGCGTATTTTTCACGTTCGACGATACCGTCATTACAGGTTTCGATAGAGGCGTGTGGTGCGGCGAATACGACGCTACGAGCGGCATGACGAAACTAGACGATGACTCGTACCGCTTCTTACTAAAGCTCCAAATCCTAGCTAACGTTTGGGACGGTACTCCGGAAAGGTTTTACAGCGGTGTCCGTTCGCTTTTTAACGGCACGTTAAGCGTCGTTATCGAAGATCATCAGAATATGACTATCTCGATCGGTGTCGTCGGTAAGGCGCTATCCAGCGCTCAACGCGCTCTATTCCTTCAGCAAATAGCACCTTTTAAGCCTGCTGGCGTACGTATTAACGTTTTCCTCCTGTCTCAAATGAATGACGTTCCGTTGTTTGCATTCGACATGAATACGCCTTTACTACAGGGTTTCGACACGTCCGGATGGGCGGAAATCATCGCTAACTAAATCTCAAATTTCTCTCAAACAAGCCTCGCTTAAACAGCGGGGCTTTTTTTATGGGTTTCGCAAATGGCTACTAATAACATCCTCAGTTTTTGCACCGGCGCCAATCCTAACGTATTAACTCCTACAGCTTGGCAAACGACGCCAGCACGCTCGAGCGGTTTTGTATCAGGCATCGCACTTTCTTCTCACGTTAATACAGCTGTCGTAGGCGGCGCCAATATCGCTCACGCTGTCGGCGAATTTATCAAGAATCAGCTTAATGAAGATGTCAATCCGACGGACGAAACTAAGTTAGTCAGTCAGTTTTTACGCGCTCTACAAGTTTTCATTCAGAAAGGGGGCGCGTGTCCGATCGGCTCGATTATTCCGTACCTTGGCGGCGATGTGCCTTACGGATGGTTACTCGCTAACGGAGCGTCTGTGCTCAGAACACAGTACGACAAGTTATTCGCCCTAATAGGTACTAAGTTCGGCGCCGCTGACGAAGCACATTTCAATTTGCCGAATCTGCATCACCGCTTTATCGAAGGTACGACAAGCCTTAGCGAAGTTGGTAACCTAGTTGAAGCTGGGTTACCGAATATTCTCGGAACCGTATCGGGAATTAAATTCAAAAATGCCGCTCCCTCTACAGGCTGTTTTAGCCAGGATGGGGAGGATTTTAATACAGGGATCAGCACTGACAATCCCAATCCGGCGCAATCGTACGCTTGGAGCAGGCCAGACTTTATAGCGAGTCGTTCTTCGCCGATTTATGGACTGAGTGAAACGGTTCAAACCGCTTCCATCCGCACCCTATGTTTAGTGAGAGCGTATCAAGCATAAAAATCGGATTGCTGCGGGTTGATTTGTCGTTGACGCCCCATAAATCGGGTTCGATCCTGAAGCATCGATGTTAATGATTCCTCCGGCTGTTCCCGGTTCTCGCACAATAGAGAATGTCCATCGAGAACAGGCGCTAAGAGCACCACCGGAAGCAGTCGCAAGATCGTAGTACCCCGCAATATTTGAATAACCGAGAATATTCGGGAATTCTCAGAAACCGCGATTTGCTAGAATGAAAAAACCAAACTCGGTAGAGCATGACGAGAATGGAATTGGGGAGTTGCTGGTTACCTCTCCGATCTGTGCAGAAACCAAGCAAAACGGCTCTCGGATTGCACTCCGGAGCCGCCTTAAAGGATGAGATCATGCTTAGGTTTAAATCTCATGCCTCTAGTATAGCAAAGCGTGGCAAACGATGGTTGCTTAAATTGGTCATCGCGTTGATTCTGCTGATAATATGCTAGGCACTTAGGTAAAGAGCCCCAAGGCGAAAGCTGCGGGGCTCAAGTGTTTCTAACCGAATATTCTAGGTACGGTATCGGGCATTAAGTTTCAGAAGGCTGACCCATCCACTGGCGCGTTTGAAGGAGATGGTATCCAGTTTGTCGAGGGTATCAACAACTCGAATCCATCTCAAAATCAAATGTATTCGTGGAGTAGGCCGAATTTTTCAGCAACACGATCAAGCTCGATTTATGGTAATTCTTCAACGGTACATCCTGATTCATTGCGGTTTTTAGCTTTGATACGCTCGCACTAAGAACAATCCGTACAAACCTTTTGGCTGAACGGTATCGGAAGCTCCGTACAGAGAATTGAATCGACTTAGGTCTATCCGAATATCTTGAGCAGTGG